AGGCGGGATTACTTAAACATACAATATAACCAGACATTCTATCATGATGAGTGAAAGATATTTAGACCCTCAAGGCTCAGAGTTGGGGATGTCCTACTTTTCTATTCCAAACAAGACCAACTGCAGACAATCCGTCTAATAATAATGTTGTTGGATTCCATTCACTATTCCAGTTAAATTCACTTGCTCTATAATCATAAGGATACGTATGATGGTAGTTATGCCATCCTTCACCAACCGCTATTAAACTTGTTACTGTACTTTGCCTTGACGATATTCTAGGATTATAAGGTGTGGATCCCCACATATGGGCCACACTATTCACAGACCAAGTTGAATGGAGAAGTAGAATCCATCTAACAACTCCAAAATAGAAATATCCTATCCATGCTGAGTTCCACATATAGTTTCCATAGACCGTTGGAAGAACAAAACAGAAAAGATTTGAGAGAATAAAATAATTGTTGTGTTGAAACATGGCGATTTGGTCTTTTTTAATATCATCCATCAGAACTAAGCGTGACGCTTGACGGAATTCATCCGTTTTTCTAAAAAAGATCCAGCCAACATGTGAATACCAAAAACCGTGTCTTATAGAATGAGGGTCCAATTCTGTATCTGTGTGTTTATGATGCATTCTATGGTCTCGTGTCCATTGATAAATAGAACCCTGATGTGCAGCCGAGTTTGCCAACATGAAGACCAACCGAACTGGCCATGCAGCCTCGTATGATTTATGTGACCAAAGACGATGTACACCAGCCGTTATTCCTAACATACCACTTAGTTGTATTGAAAGAATAACTTCAAATATCAATCTGTAAGAAAAAATGGATGGAAGATGATAAAGAGCATATACTGCTAAAATGTGATGAAATATCAAATAAATGATATTTATATAATGAAGTTGCGATTTCATTCTACTATACAGTATGAAACATAGTTTAGTATCCTGCAAAGATCTAAAGATTAAACTGTTGAGCGTCCGTCGCAAACGACTCACTTGATGCATATCCTTTCAGCACTGTTGACCATACAACATTATTATTCGCATCCATTAAGTCAATCATCATATCTCTAGAGCGATCTCCACAGCAGTCGGCACGATTGTAATAGACAACCTTTTTAATAGGAAAGACTTGAAGAAAATCCACCATCCATGAGTCATTGACTCTGCAAGCGGAGTGGTAAATATTAGGATATGATCGTGGTCCCATGTATCCGTCAACTGGAAGTGATGTTCTTGATTGAGCAGAATATACATTGGGAGCCGAGGTCGGCTTACCAAAGGCCACGTTTCTATTCTGATTATCATAGACGGCAAGCTGTGAAATCTGGATGCATCCATTCTGCGGAACTCTGTAATAAATCTTGGCATAGCGTGCATTCGGTAAGTTTGCTGAAGCCATGACAGAAATCGGTACATTTGCAAGTGACTTGAAGCAGTTTGCAAGTGAGTCGCCGCGACCACCTTGAGAATCAGATAGATTCGCATTGAGTCCAGTATTGGTTGCTCGTTGATAGGCCGCATTGAAATAGTTCTGAACATACGGAACACCAATGAGACCTGTGCCAGCACCTGAACGACTATTTTTCTGTAACATCTTGATCATCGCCGCATTATTATCAGGGTCGTAAGCAGCCCCAGGCAGACAGAAAATCTTTTTCCCGTTCGCTCCCTTACTATAATATTCATTCACAGGGCCAGTATAAGTGGAACCTATACCCTGTTTCCCCTCACCTTCATTGTAATACAGAAACCGAATACACTCTTTAGTTATGTCAGGTGTATTATTCACATCAAAATTTAAGAATGCATCGCATGGAGTACTGATATTTTTACCAGTACATTTCATTGATGAATCATTATCATTGTATTGTTTTTCAAGAACTGCTGACACTGTACTCTGTATTTCAGGAAGAGTCATGGGCCGCAACTCTGAGAGATCTTTATAGAGCAATCCATCTGCAGTGCATCCCATAGACGTAATACGATCTTGTATACATGCATCTGACCATGTACCAGGTCCCTGTCCTGCAGGCTTGTAACACGGGTCACCTCCATAGATTGCCACGGAAGCGGCCTTGTTTTGTAGAATAGATCCACGACAATCCACGCCGTCAAACGGAAAATCCTCTGCAAATAAAAACGGAAGGATTCCTGTGAGCATCATACTCGGCTTTGAGTATCCTGACAAAAGTAAAACACATTGTACTGCTCCAGAACTTGTCTGCAGAATAGGTGGAGTCGCCGTGCGAGCCTGGCGCGGTTTTCCTGACATTTGGTCATCATGAAGTAATATCTTATTCAATGGGATCTGAAATACACCACCTGTCGCTGACTTTGTTTCAAGAACTCCATAGAACTGTGCAGGAGTATTTTCATCAGGTGCACCCACCGTAAAAGACATGGTTGCACCTTCCACCACACGCGCAGAAAACTTGTAAGGTGTTGAGGAGAGTTGTAGAGATCCGTTAGGAAGATTAATCGTTGTTCCACCAAGCGACACATTCAAGCGTCCCATTCCAGCCACATAGAAGGTTATAGTTTCAAGAGGAACTGATCCAGGATTGCCGATGAATGTATAGGATCCGTCCTCCAAACAGGTCGCACATGTGTCATCAAGTGTCTTATGAGTTTGGCATTTCATGCGACTTGTAAACATAGCATGATCTTTCTTGTCCACAGCGAATGATAGTTTACTTCCTACGCCTCCTGTAGCCCCGTCACATGTTCCGAGACTGGGTCCCGTATTTGTAAACTTGGCACCAGCTGAGTCTTTTGCATCATAGGCATCCTTTCGCAGAGCCGGGTCAAAAAAGAGACCCTTGGGACCGCTGAACTGTGTTCCCCTCATGGTTTTTCCAGATGATAAACAGATTCCACAATCAGCTGCAAACTGGGGATTATTGAATGCCGCCTCCGTTGCCACTTGAGATTCACAGAAAACAGCACGAGCGAGTACACTAGAGTTATCAGGTATATAGACAGGTGTAGATGTGGCAGGATTTGTAACCGTAAGAGTAGTACCATTATTCACCGCAACTGTTGGAGACGTAGCCGAGTTCATAGAGGCAGCAAGAGCCTGTTGCTGCGATGGAGATAGAGTACTCAAACTTTCTGCCTGGATTCGCGGATCTGAACTGAGTGTGAGTGTATTATACATTTGTTGACCTGTTGCCGTGGAAGAAACACCCACAAATCCTTCGCGTCGTGGTTTGAGTGCAGTAAGTGCAGTTAATGAGCCTACAACAAGAACTCCTAGTGTAAAAAGACCCGGGTCCATACTAACTCTAGTTTAGATTATCAGGTCGGAGGCGACTTGCGGCATCCATGTCGCGAGTGATGACGCGGAAAACAACCTGAGTTTGATGGCTGAGATTGATGAGACTTCCTGATTTTATAACCGGTCGCGGGCTGAGTGACGACGATGCTGAGGCTGAACCAGCTGAAACATTACTCATACTAATACCTGATGTCAGGGCAACTGAAAAGGCTTCTGTCGCAACACCGCCAAAGGGAATCACGTCAACACCACCTGTTGTAGGATCCACACGTCGGGCCTCCACAATGATATAGTTTGCATATCCAACCGTATTGTATCCTGTCGTAAGATTTGCACCATTAATATATCCAATATTCACAACGAGAAGTCCAGCCGAATCCGTCAAAAAGCTAATAAAATCTGCCGTAACCGCTGTATTTCCTGTGAAGGCTGAAGTAAAGGCGACATTTTTGAGTTGTATACGATCACCCTTATTGAACATGAAGGTGCTGAAATATGTTGATGTCTGGATCCAGATGTAATCACTGGATCCGTCATTACGCTTATCCACCGTATTTGTATATAAAGTTGTTGTAGTGTCAAACTGAAGTGCATTTGATAGAATAAACCCACTGATAGAAAGTGTGTCGGGTACTGCGCTCAGCAGAGTTCCATCAGGACGCTGGAGCTGGATCGTGAGACGCTGCAGAGTCGCAAGCGGTGTCGGATAGTAGATCTTCTGGCACTTCATGAACTTCGGGATCATTCCAAGGAATCCTCCACGCTGGCTCACATTCGTATTATCCGTAATCCAGTTCGCGTCATACTGAATGAGACCGAATGCATTATCAATGTAGGAACTTGTTCCTACATTATTTGTTTCAAGTTCGGGTACACGAACCATCAGATACGGAAATGACAGTGCATTTGTATTGACGTTCGTCTGATAGGTTAAATTATCGGTGACTTTATCTACAAGAGTATCAATACCTTCCACAGGAATGAGAGCCTTTACGAGTTCAATGCGAACAATATTACGGAACTTGACCTGTGTGGATGTATTGGGACGGAGGCTATTATTTCCGACAACATTTCCAGGATTGAAACTAACACTGAAGCTGTAGCGATTCTCGCCTGTCGCTACGGTCCAGTCACGATCCGCACTATAGCAGAAGAGGTTGAACTCATTTTCCTTGTAGTTGACAATGTCGTCTTGCTTCTGGATGAAATCTTGTTGTAACACGGGTTGCTGGACCCGCGCCGCAGGAATAGCAATCGTAGGATTCGCCTGTGCAAGCCCACTCCGTTCCTGACGATATGTATCGGAACCGAACAGCAACTGTCTCATATCCGGAGGAACATTCATCTCAGGAATCTGATTTTCAAGAATGCGAGGGCGCGGAGCAGCACCGGCTGAAACAGGCATAGGACGAGGTCTTTCAACTAGACCTGACTCCATACTCATTGCCTGTGGCTGCTTCTCAATCAACGGACGTGCCGCCTCCACACGAGCCGCCTCCGCCTCACGTACCTTCTTAACCTGTTCAAACAGGTCAACTGCAGTCTTGTCTTCGGAATCAAGAGGAATGCGGAAATCTGGTGGTGCAGGGGGCTTCGCCTTTCCTTCATTACGACTGTCCTGCATCAAGGCGAATCGTGTACCCGTATCAGTCCGGAGGGGATCACTTACAGAGTTCACAATTTCCACTTCCGTCTGCTCAGATTGTTCTGACTCTACCTTGCGACGTATGTAGGCCATGTAATCGGGGACTGTTGCAGTCAGAACTTCCTTATTTAATACCTGTATGGGTTGATTCGTATTGACACGATAGACTTCGCTCATGTAGTGTTTAACTGTTTTCACAAGTCGTAACTTCTGCGTTTCGTCAAGTGGGGCACCCGTACGACGCTGAATATCGTCATATAAGAGACGATCCAGCATTTGCTCATTTTTTTCTGCAAAAAAGTTTTCACGTACTTGAGTCTGCTTTGACATATCTAGATCATCTTACGAATTAAGATTTAGGCCAACGGGCACTTTTATTTTAGTGCGATCGGAGCCAAGTCTTAGTTTTTGCGGCCTTTTCTAGTTTTGCCGATTGTACGCTTAGCACGTCTACGACGTGTTTGCTTGCGGCGCCGTCCACCTTTGACTGCAGCAGGAGCAGCAGGAGCAGCAGGAGCAGCAGGAGCAGCAGGAGCGTCTTGGGTTCTTAGTTCTTCCTCAACCGCACGAACAAAGGCATTTTCCTTCTCTTTAGCGGCAGCCGCGGCAGCAGCGCGCGCTGCATTCTGTTCTCTTGCTTCTTCTTCAATTGCCGCAGCAAATCTCTCTGCATTAAGAGCATTACTCATTCCCTGTGACGCGGCATTAGGAGCCGTTCCTGTACCAAGACCAAGGGAACCCGACATTCTATAATACTACGTGTTAAATTACGTGCTAAATAACCAACTCCGAAGAGACAACATGAGGCCGTCACGAGGTGCACGGCGACAGAAGGGTTGAAAGGCCTCGCCCATCAGCATCCGAATAATGAAATACATGCTGTACATGCCACATTCCGATCCGCTGAACTGGAAGCGGCGTGCATTATAGAATAACTTCATCTTTGGTTCTTGAAGAGTCAACCATTGCATGAACTTTGCGATTTGATCGGGAACTTTCATTCCATACGAATCAAAATAGTAACAATGGCTCTTTTTAAGATCAATATAGCTTGCGATCCAATGACTTCCACCCTTATTATGGGGGTCAAGATTGTAGATAATACCGACACGATGAATGCCGCGCGTGCGAAGTCCAGGAATATCAATCTTACAGATTTCACTGATCAAACATTTCTTTTTATCGGCTCCATATGGATCAGGGGCAGCAAAGTCAATGGGATACGGTCCAAGAAACTTAAAATCATTTAAATCTTCTTGATACTGTGTCATAACGTCAATAATATTATTACTATCAAGCCACTTATCCGGATCTGATTTCCATTCAGCAGGTTGGGGAGGACGTAGATACTCTTTTATGAGACGATCCTTCTCCTTTTGAGGGATGGGTGCAGCCTGTACGAAGGAATATTCATCCGTTTCCTTGACACCAAGCTTCTTTGCAATTTGTGCACGAAGTGTCTTTGCTGTGACTGCACCACCAATCTGCAAATGATTTTCTCCTATCATCCGAAGCTCGGCATCGGGTAAACATCCATAGACCGGACGCACTGATCCTACACTAGGTCTGCATTGACATGGTCCCGGCGCAAAGAGATTTTTACTCGGTTGTTTTACAGTCGTCTGTTTTTTTCTTGTAACCCGTCTGGCCCCCATCTGTTCTTACTCTATAAAAAGCATCGTTGGTAAGTAGTATGGCAGATCAGTATAGTTTAGTCCGTTTCTGGAGATTTATCTTTACACCATTGATCATCCTCACGGGTGTTTGGGGTATGTTTGTTCTTTTTTCATTATCAAATGGTCAAATTGCCCCAAGTAGTTCACCATTACCAGTCCCATCTTTGAAAGCAACTTAACAGTAATGTCTTTTAATAATCAATCTGCATTGTATAGTAGAAGAAATGTCTGCACCTAACGCGTCAGCAGGAGCAGCAGCAGCAGTGGCACCAGTGGCAAAAAGCGCTATTACCGCAATGTCTAAAATGACAGGTTCTCAGATGATACAAATGTTACTCTTACTTCTAACTGTAGTAGGAATTGGAGTTGTTGTTTGGCAGTCAACACTAATGACGGGCGATCCTAATAACCTGGCAGATGTTCAAAAGAAAATGGGGATTATTGTAGGTGTAACCTTTGCTATTGTTCTAATGTTAGGCATATTCACCTATTTATACATTCGCTCACAACCTGACATGTTCGTTCCTTTTGTGATTATCATGTTATTTAGTGTATTGGAAATCTCACTTATTGCGGTGGGGGGGTCTGTCCTTCAGAGGATTGTATGAGACATTTAGGAATCTTAGGACTTTGAATAAGGATTCCAAGAATACGGTGTTGAAGACGTGAGCGACCTGTCCAGTTTCCGTCCGACACTCCAACTTGTAAGGAAATACCCTGGATCTGTAAAACCACACGAATCCGCTGACCTCTGGTAAAAAGTCCCGGCTCCACACCATCATCCCAAACACCATCCTTCCATATACGAATCCCTCCTTTCCGTTTTTCTTGAGGTGTAGAGGGACAATATAACTGAAGCGTGGTGCCATTCAGAATCGGCTGAAATAAACGGTTAATCTCTTCCTGACTAAAGACGTTTCCTCCAAACCACTGTTGCTGGTTGGCGAAAACAGATGTCAAAAGAGTTGTTTGTAATGCCTGAATCTTCATATAAAACCATGATTGATCTGCAAGGAGATCAAGGCGACCACTTGTCGGATTATACGTATCAACAGATCCATGCGGTAAAAGCAATGTGAGTACAGGCATCTTTATATTCGTATCAGTGTATGCAATCGGAGCAATCGGCTTCTTTTCACGATTCATTCGTGTCATGATATTTCCTACGACAACTTTACTTGTTTCTAACTTTTGTAAAGGTACACACCACTCAAATGGCAGCATTCTGGGTGTAAAGGCTTCATGAGTTTAGACCTAGAAGGATGCAAGGGTCAAATCATTGTTGTTGGAGGGGTCCGCCTGGTTCAGGTAAACGGCACGCGATTCATTCACAGTTACAGAAAAGTGCAGAGGCACGTGGAGTTCCTCTCAAGATTACTACAAAACTCTGGAGTCTTGAGAAGCCACGTGAGGATGATTCTGCACCAGGCGATGATGAGGAAGCAGTGAATGCGAAGGATTTTATTCCATTTGAAAATTCTGCGATTCATTTTGGATTTGACGTTTCACGTATGAGTCTACAGGACCGTCATATTCTGAAACCTATACTGGAGAGACTTGGAAAGGGAAGTCACGTACTTTCAGGAACGGGTGCAGCCTCTGCTCGTATTCTTGTATTCTATCATGTCCATTTACTGAGCACAGAATCCTGTGTGATTCTTCAGAGTCTCCTTGAGCAAGAAGGAGGCGATATTTCTATTTGGTGTACATCGGAACATCCGTTGCCGATTCGGATTGCACATCATTTTAAAGAGATTGGTGTGGGTGGACCAGATCAGGCACTTATTAAGATAAAGGAGCGGATTACAACAGCAGGAGGGAAGGCAGATGAACTTTTTGATCCACAGACTCTATTTGACCGGGCCATGCGGCGTTTTGCGCGCGCGGGTCCACCAACGATTCAGGAGGTCGCAGGGATCCGTGCATTTTTATATGAATGCCTTGTGAGGAACATCCGATGGATTGAATGTGTCCATCATATATTGATTTCACTCTTACGTTTACCACTCCCCGATGAGCATCGTCTGAGAGCACTCCGTATTCTCGCTAAACAGGAAGGTACGGCGGCAGGTCAAACGATTCCGAGTTATAGAATCCCTATTGCATGGGAAAATCTATTTCTACAGATTCGTCATGCACTTTCTGGTGCTTTACCAGAAGAGGATGCTGACGATGCCGACGCTCTTAAGGGAACTGGTGGAAACAGTCCATCAGGTGTTACAGGAACCAAAGTTGCAATGGATCAACGAGCCCCCGTCAAAGCACGACGTGCTGTGGGCAAAAAAGGAGGCGTTGGAGCAAAGCCCCTTTGATACACTAAATCTCAAGAAACAGGTATGGGACAAGTATCTTGAGGGCGAGTACAAACTCATCTGTAAGGTCTGTAGCATGGGAAAGGTCGTTGCCTTTGTACCGAATGCTGAGGCGGTTCCATGGGATACATGGGGCAGAGTTTTCCAACTCTTTGGTAAGCGCTCTGCACCATGGCGAGTTCTGTTTTTTGCAGCACAGGCCCAAAGGCAACTTCCTGAGGTTGGTCATCCTGTTGGACCCGAGTCTGTGAATGGTGGATACACATTTCCGTGTACTCATGATTCAATCGTAGTGTATCGTCAAGAAGAGGCGACGAGAGTTTTGATTCACGAACTCTTTCATGCAGCCTGCACGGATCGTGAACTACCTTTAGTTGAAAAGGAAGCGGAAACGGAGACCTGGGCGGAATGGACCTTGGTTGCCTTGGTCTCTGGGGGCCGCCCTCGGGCTGCGGCTGCACTGTTCAAGAAACAACTTGAATGGATGGCACAGTGTCATATGACTCTTGAGACTCGTGGAATAAAAGATCAAAATGATTACATTTGGCGTTACACACTTGGTCGTGAGGCGGCATATGTTCGTCTTGGTGCTAGAATGATGACTTGTAAAGATAAGAGAATGACTGCAAGTTCACGTCTTACGCATCCTGATTTAGAGATTTAGTTACTTTCCATGAGAGCGTGTTCCGCCACTGTATCCTTGTGATTGCATTCCCCCAGATCCAGATCCTCCAGATCCATACCACCACCAGGGGCCCCAAGGACCGTACTGCCAGTACGCGGTCGGTTGTGCTACGACTTCAATCTCTTCAATCACAACGACCTGCGGAGTCTTACAAGTGCGAACAAAATTTATTAAAAGAAGTGCGATTACGAGACCAAACAGTCCACCGAGCACAAACTCATACATCTAGTCTATCCTTTTTTTTGATTTGTATCAAAGCAAAAAAAAGAAACGGTCAATGTGGGGGTCGAACCCACGACTTTGTGGTTTCAACTCATGACATGATTAATGTCATAGGGTAACAGCCACATGCTCTACCTACTGAGCTAATCGACCAATGGTCCGAAGGCCAAAACTGTTTATATTTTTATATTTTACGGATTTTTTTTCTTGTTTATTCTTTACCCGTGTTTTCTTTTAGTTTATGATGTATTTAGTGGGGTTACCCTGAGAATCTAGTGGGCAACCGGCACAGCGACGACCTTCTCAACCTTGAGGTAGTGCTTATTCAGGTACTTCTGGAGGTTGAAGTACGTGAGCGCCTCACCCTCAGGCACACCGAGAAGCTTCTTGAGCGAGGCATCAGGCTTGATGTCATGCTTGTTCTTGAGACCCTTCTCCTTGATGTAGGTCGTCACGGCCTTCGTGACGTTGGAGCGGCTCATCTCGCTGCCCTTCGGCTTGGCGAGGAAAGAGCACAGATCGTCACTGAGCTTGGTGGGGATCTCAAAGATGGACAGACGCGCAGGCTTGGCCGCACCGTTCTCGTCCAGCTGCGGCGCGCGGCGCTTGCGCTTGCGAGCATCCTTGATCTCACGGGCCACACGCTTCTCCAGCTTCTTGAGCTGGGAGTGGAGCGTGGAGATCGTCTCACGGAGGCCGTTCAGCGAACCGACCATGCCGCGGATCTCATCACCGACCGTCTGAACCGGCTCCTCAACGGCCGCAACCGCCGCCGCCGCCGCCGCCGCAGGCGTAGCAGCCGCAACCGGCGCAACGGCGGACGCAACAGCCGCAGGGGCAACCTCGGCCTTGGCCGCAGCCTTCTTGACCGTCTTCTTGGGCGTCTCGGCCACCGGCGCAACCGGCGCCGCAACCGCAACAGGGGCCGGCACAACAGCCGCCACAGACTCCGTCTCCTTCTTCGCTACGCGCTTGACAACAGGCTTCACGACTACAGAGGTATTCATTGTACTAGATCCGGTGGAAAGATTGGTAGACATTTTACGCACTACCTGATTTAAGTTGACGGCAGCGAGTCAAATTTATGGGTCAAACCTTCATTTTTTAAAACCGTGGTCACTATATACACTTTTTTTTTTGAAGTCACTCTATATCCTGACGTAACTATGATCATCGCGTCTACCTTTCACCTAAAGGAGACTGTTTAGTCAGATACAAAAGTAGTTATATATAATAGCATTCATTTCAATGACATATTATATGTGATTTATTGGTAATGTTCTTAATCAGGTGTTTCCAAAAGAAACAACCTCCGGCAGAGGCAGAGAATAAAAATGCCATCCACTTCAGACTCTTCATTCCGCAAGTGCGCGAACGTGAAGAGCCGATCCCATTCAGATGTAAGATGTACGCTTGTTGCTTCCCAGGGTGATTTTTGCCATAGACATTTCAAGAATCCGGTCCGTTATTTGGGCCTGAAGAGAAATGATGCGCGTGTTATATATACACGCTCGCAAAGTTCCATTATAGTACGTATTCAGAAATGGTGGAACTCCATTATTTCTGATATACGCTGGCGAATGCAAGGACCCGCAATTCATGATAGCAGTCTTAGTCAAAATGACTATGAGGTCTATTCAATGGAACTAATCATCTCCATTCCAAAACTCTTCTTTTTTTCCTATGCAGACTCTCAAAAGAACATCTGGTCCTTTGATATTCGTTCATTAGTGCATATGTTTTCTCAGGGACAACTCCTTCAAAATCCGTATACACGCGAGCCCTTTCCTGAACGTGCTGTCTCAGCTTTCCGTAGACGGCACGACTGGCTCCGTTCCAGAAAATATGTTCTATTCTACGGAGTTGAGGAAACGATTACTGCAGAACAGGAATGGAACCAGAAAGTTCTTGATATTTTCATGAGGATAGAAGCACTCGGATATTTACTGAGTACATCCTGGTTTCAGGAACTCACGCTCGCGAATCAACAGAGTTTTTATAGACATCTTTTTCAACTCTGGTTTGTGCGCCTTGGATTGACCTCTGCTCAACGTGAAGAGGTCTGTCCCAAGTGGTCACAGGGCGAGACTCGTATCTTCAAGAAAAATCCGGATGAAACGGAAAAGTCTCACAAGGACATCAAGTGGTGGCGCAAGCAGAATCTGGCGCTGATAGAAAGTCTGGTGTCTAGAGGTCAACTCAAATCCTCTCGTGGACTCGGTGCCATGTATATTCTTATGGCGCTTGTTCAAGTGAGTGAACAAGCGGCAGAAGCATATCCGTGGATCTATGAAAGTATAGAGGGTGTTTAAAGTCTATATAACTTGTCTTTTTTGGTCGTATGGGTGGGGATTCCACCGGCTGCGTAGATAGGCACGCTAGATCCAGTGCAGTCAACCCCTGAGCCCCAACGCGGTGTCTGTGATGTGCCGCACTGGGTGATGGGTATAAGAGTATTTTGATCAAGAATCGTTCCATTCGCATCCGTAATCGCATATCGCTGACGAGTCTCATAGGTAAATCCAGAGTTCACAGTAAAGCCTTCAAGCGGCGCCGTCAAGTCTGTATCGCCACAGTTTGCACACCCCGCAGCAGCCAGAATCCGCCCAAGTCCCTCTCCATTCATACCCTTTCCTTGAGAAACCTTCTGGTATGCACCGCACGATTCCAGTTGCGGATTTATGCCTGCGAAGGCCATAACACCTGATGCCGCTTGGGACTCAATGGTTGGAACAATCGCAGGCATTGTCCCAGCATCTGCACGTGCAGAACGAGTCTGTTGTTTCCATGTCTGAACAGAAGAATCTGTCACGACGTGACGAGAAACATACATTGGTGCAGCTTTTTGTTTCTTACGGAGGAGTTCGGCGGAATTCATTCTATTGGCGCTATATATTTTATTTTAGCGCCAATAGAATCTATTGTGTTTCACTCCGTGAAACAGAATTCATTCTGGTGGGGTTAAAGATTTTAATTTAACCCCACTAGAATCTATTGCGCATCACTGCGTGATGCGGAATTCATTATTCTACTAGGTCCCTACTTTTTAATCAGAACCAGAACCTTGTCATTGTCCCAATCAGGCGACCATCTCCGTTCATGTTCCGTTACATAGAAGCATGCGAATGAGAGTTGTGGCATAAACTCTTCAAGCATGGCCTCATAGTCTGCATCGGGGATTCGGCGGAATACATCTTCAATGACAATTAGTCCACCTGATTTCACAAAGGGGAGTCCAGCACGAAGAATCTTAACTTGTTCAAGGATTCCGTGTGTAGAATCATCTAGAAGTACATCAAGATCTCCGCCGGCTGCAACAAGTCCTTGGTGAATAGACTCTTCACTTTCAACATTCATATGGAATGCAGATACACGTGGTAGACTAAAACTTAATAGATTAGAAATAAAGTTCTGATCACAATCAAATCCAAAAATGCTTGTGTGAGGATTCAAAAAATAGTGTCTCCACATAATCATAGATGCACCTCCAGCGATTCCTATCTCAGCAAACCGAACAGGAGTTGTTCTGAATCTGGCAAATAAGAGAGAATAGAGAGCAGTATATGGATGTCTATGACCCTTCGTATTGTATGGACTCTTATCTGAATTGAAGTAAGTACCGAGAGCACACAGGTCTGTAGATGCATTGGTTGAATCAAATACAACTGAAGGAATCTTAGGCATTTATAGGATTTATCTTTATTTAAATCAAATTGAATCGCGGCTTTTGCCCCTTACCCCCAGGCCCAAAATTTGAATGGGGTACGGGCCACTAGGGAACACAAGGTTTCAACCGTATATAATGTCTTCCAATATCGTACAGTCATCTGATTTCAACACATCCAATGTATCATTCGGCCAGGTCAAGGTCATGGAGTCGGGCGCCAAGCAGGCGTATCTGAACTATGATGGCAAGGCGCTAATCATGCAGACTGCATCCATGTCTGTGCCGTATGGTATGAATATGTTTGACAAGGCGGGTCCGGTCAAGTACAGTGTTGATCTATCATTCCGTGGATATGACGACAAGACGTCTAAGATTGGTCAGTTCTACAATGCCCTGGCTGCACTAGATGAGCACATGATTCAGCAGGGTGTCAAGAACTGCCAGCAGTGGTTCAAGTCACCGAATCTGAGTGTGGATGTAGTTCGTGCGTTCTACACACCGATCGTGCGTTTCAGCAAGGATGCGAATGGCAATCTCAAGCCGTATCCGCCGACGCTCAAGGTCAGTCTCCGTAAGAAGAATGGCAGTGATGCCTTTGATGTGCAGGCGTATGACAGCAACAAGCAGCCGTATCAGGGTGTTCCGCTTGAGGAGCTCCTTGTCAAGGGTGCACAGCTCACGACTCTCATCCAGTGCACGGGTCTCTGGTTTGCGGGCAGCAAGTTTGGTCTGTCATGGAAGGCGGTGCAGATCCGTGTAGACAAGCTGCCTGATTCAATCCGTGGCTTTGCTTTCGCGGATGAGGAGGGTGCCGCGGTTGTGCATGCGCCGGTTGCTCGTCGTGCTGCACCTGTACCTGTACCTGTGCAGCAGGAGGAGGTTGATGATGATGAGGTCTTTGATGAGGCTCCTCTAGCCACTCACGTGGCGTCGCCTGCACCCGTGCACCGTCAGTCGGTTCTTGCGGCCGTGACGCAGCAGCCTCAGTCCCAGACCCTTGATGATGAGGTTGAGGATGCTGAGCCGATTGCCGTTCCCAAGAAGGCCGTCGTGACCAAGAAGAAGATCGTAAACCTCCCTATTAAGAAGTAAATAGGGTTCTAGAGTCTAAATAGAATGAGTAAACTATAAAAAGAAAGAAAAAATAACAAAAAATGGCAACTCATTTTTTATGGGATCAACCAAAGTTGTTAAGTTTAGAATGCTGTGATCTACAGTTTCAACCTGATTTATCCCATCAAACAGTAGAAACTCTTTTGCTTGGTAGCAACCGCATTGCAACTCTTTTTGATACGATCTTACCTCAAGGAATCCGTGTGATTGATCTAGGAAATAATCACATCCACAACGACGGAGTTCCTTTTATATGGCCAGATACTCTTGAAGAGATTTACTTGGATTTTAACATGATTCAGCACACAGATGGAGTTATGTGGCCAGGCTCCTTGCGAGTTCTGAATCTAAGTAAAAATCCACTCTCTGATTTCCCCACACTATTACCGAACGGTCTAAGTAAGTTAATCTGTAATACTACACGTTTAAGAAAAATACCAGCACTACCTACAGGGCTTATCTATTTGAGTGTAAACCGATCGGAAATCCATTCATTACCTCGTAGTTTACCTAATGGTCTATTAGTTCTTCATGCGAGTATGAACTTTCTAAACTATAGAGGACTTCCATCAAACTGGGGGAACTCTCTTCGGTATGTAAATCTATCAAACAATCATCTGAAAGAGTTTCCAGAGTTTCCATCAAGCGTAGAACATATAATATTGAACTCAAACATGATTTCAGAAATCCCGCATAAACTCCCATTCAATCTCAAGACACTCTGTGTTGCAAAAAATAAGTTAAAGAAGATTCATATAATGAATCGTCGTCATCCTATTCGGTATGTATTACTTGATAATAATCAGCTGTTAGAATCCTATTCAGATCTTCAGGAAGACTCGGGTATACATTGGGCAGAACATATTCAAGAACTTGACAACTGGATTGAGTACGATCTTTTTGTTGAAAGGATACGAGTCGCATGGAGACAATTTATTTTTCGGAAACGTCTACGAATCTGGAAAAAAACCGCAACGATTCGTTCTGAACTTCTCGCAGCAGCAATGCATCCGCAGCGAGCAGGTCAGTTTGAGGATATATCTCACGAATGGAGTTAAGTCTAGTTGCCCGTGTGGCCAGCGGGAGGATTGAACGGATAGGAGTTAGGGAGATCAGCAAAGTTCGCCGCATCGGAGCAACCGAGGTTCCGTTCTAAAAGAACGGAGGCAAGCTGCTGCTTCGTCTGCTCCGTAGCAACAGTCTGTCCAGCATTCACTGCAGTCGTGCGAGCCTGGTTAAAAAGATAGAGAGTCGCGTTCTTCTTTGCCGCTGTACGTAAAGAAGCATCCGTGTTACGGGTTGACATTTTCTACTCTATGAAAAGATTTTATGTTCGTAGATAAAAGGGTAGTTGTGCTGAACAAATGGACGTCGCCACACTCGGTTTCGGTAAGTTAGCATTCAAGATCTCTGTAGGGACAGGTGGGCAGGCAGGAGGAATGAAGGTTCCTGCATACTGAGTAAAACGATTCGCCGTAGTGATTGTACAGTCCTTACCAATATGCGCGATCCTTACCGACTCGGGGACTCCTTTCAAGGAGGCACTTGTCAACTGAGCCGCCGTTGTAGATGTAACAACTGTAGTACATGCGTTGAGCAAATGGGTTGATGAGTCTGTTCCTCCTGTTGTCACGGGTACTCTACAGCCTCTTGCAGGTTCTGCTCGCCAAGTCGCACGTTCAACAGCATCCTTCACAGCACACATACGAGCATTTCGCAAGACTTTATTTGTAACACTTGATGAAAGATCACCACCTTTATATGTAAGTGGCATTACAGGCGTACAACATGCCATTCCTAAAAGGTCTGCGCTTTTTGTTGTAGATCATTTAGTTCCTTTTTCAACTTTTTGCAATCAGCAATCACTTCCGCGTAGTCATGTCCTTTAGGGTAGATCATATTCAACGTCACAAGTATTGTCTTCAGGGATTTGGTAATCTCCTTCTTTTTCTGCGTAACGGTAAGGAGTTCCTGAGGATCTGCATCCTTGAGTGCATCTTGTTGATCACCTCGTTCATTCTCAGGATCTATACACTGTAAGGGGATCGTTTTTCGTTCAGCCAACTCTTCAGCACTACATTCTGTCATAATCGCATCACCCGCATCAAAAAAACCCTCTTTTGCCTTAGGTGGTATATCCGCCAACGATTTTTTTCCATTTTCTACAGCATCTGTCAACTGTTTTTTACAGAAAAGAAGAGTTCTATACCCATTTACAAGTGTTTGGGGAGGGAGGCGAGTAACGAATTTATGGACCTTATTAATATCGGTTCCATCAGGAAATGCAAATGGACAACTTAGTACAGCTCCACCTGCCTTCTGTTTGATTGTGATCGTTGTATTTTTCTTAGCAATATCATCAGGAACCGGTCCACCATTCAAGTCAATCTTTTCAAGTTTGAACATACCATCATAGACATCCTTATAAATCTGGCAGACTTGATTCAAAGGAAAGGGTTTGAATACCTCATGGAAGTCATAGTTCTGATCAACTGGAGTTGCGAAGCCTTCTTTGATTGTAGAATTCACGTACAATAAAACTGCACAGAATAACAATAAAAGTATGATATTTAGTATGTCCAGAGACTCCATTCTATCTTTACCGAATCTTTTGCGCGCTGAGTGCGTGAAGCGCAGCACGTGACTCAAGAAACTGCACTTTTATACCAAGGACTCGGGCCATTCGTAGAAAGTGTTCCTCTTGACGCTTATTCGGGATATAGGTTGTGTATGTAATGAATGGAATACTTGAAAGACCTAATAGGGCATTTCCATTCATCGGAGTAGGATCAATCACAACTCCAGACCACTTGTTTCGTAGCGCTTGTTTGCGCCACCAAAGAGGTGATTGTACATCCACTGTTGCATGTGGAGGAGAGTAGTGAGAAGAAAGAAGAGATCCTACATTCTTTCGTGTAGTCAACTTGGCATGCTTAAGTAAATACCAATCATCAATAATCTCATCAATGAGAACGGGAACCCATTTGCTTTCTTCCTTTGGCATGTTTACGTCCTTGGGCATGTTTGCGTTTATGTGTACTGTGTCTCCTTTTCTGGTTACGAGGTGCTTCAAATTTTCGTGTATTCGCCTTAGGTTTAGCCTCCTTTGCTTTCTTCACAGCATTGGCCCTTTTTTGCCTTTCTCTCTGCAAACTCATGAAGGATATTTGATGACCAGAACATTGTAGGGAAAACGCGGGGAACTTTCCAACAGGTGCTTTACGAATCCTATCCACCAACTCAATAAACCGTTGTGCGAGACACAATACAGGAATACCTAGAAAGATTTCATCTTTTGTCAGAAGTCCTAACTGTAAGTAGAGAGTGATTAGAGAATCCATACTCGCAATCCTTATGGTTCCTGATTTCCGTAATTTTATTTCATTATAGGAGGTACATGCATCTTCTTGAATCAGATATACGAGTGGTTGTCTGTTTTTTCTAATCAGAATCCGATTGGGGAAAATATTGGCAAATCCAGGCTTCCGTATGATCTGTGTTCCCTTTACACCAACCGTGTCAATAATCGTTTCCGCATCCTGTTCAATGTCTGGGCTGAACAGAAGTATAGTTCCACCTGAATAGAGAATCCAGTCCATGCTGGCCTTTTCATTTTCAAAGCGACGATAGACAAATCCAACTTCTGCTCCAGCCAGAACACGTTTTTCTGAAATCATGAACTGAACAACCTTCTCACGATAAAAGGGATCAATATTTCGCTTCTCTATACGTTTCTCTCCACATGTATTGATCGGATGAGCCTTATTTAGTAATAAAAGGCGCTCAAAGACTTTCTCCCAACGTTCCACTTGTCCAAGGGGGCGACTAAGCTCAAGATACATGTTCATGCGCAGAATATCAGGATTACAAAAGCGAATCCCTGCAACGTTTACAGAATGTTTATAAAACTGTTTATAGATTTCAGAATCAATATAAGTAATGTCTGCAATCGCAACGTAGTTGACAAATATCTTTCGTGTTCCATCGTGGATTCCTGGTTTTTCATTAATATCAGTAAATCCCTCTTTCTCTAGCATTTTAACAAGTTCACTGACATCTTGCTTTTCAGACGGAGTAAAAAAATCATAATCGGGCAGTTCATAGTCTTCATCATAAAACTTGAGTTCAGTTGGAAGATTCGCATTAATCGCCTGTCCTCCATAGCAAACACGTCCAGTTTTTCTAAGAAAACTTTCAACAATGCGAATGGCCTTTTGGAGATCGGGATTATGAACGATCGCATAATCAATCTTTTTCTGTGCCTCATCTACAGCCACTTTTAAAGCATCAATTTGCTTCTTTACAGGTGATTGTTGAAGATAAGAACTTTTTATGGGTGGGCCCAAGTCTTCTTCCATCTATACCGTAAAGAGTTATTTATTACAAATAAATCTGCACGATATATTCATTAAGCATTTTTACAAATGGAGTGCAGGTTGACCTACGTTTCCTTGGTTTGAGTTGGCTTTTTGACTTAGAGGTTTAGGAGGTTGTGCTCGCACAACTACATATTGTAGTGAAGGCGGCTTCAATACCCAACTGTATGCACCCCATGCTTTCAACAGATCAGTGGTTTCTGCCACGGACGAAAAAGGATTGAACGGAATCATCTGAACACCGTATGTTGACAAAAGAGTTGTACGATCCGTAGTGACAGTAGAATCCGTATACGCGAGAGTATAGACATTATTTGTCTTAAGTTGTGTCTCAGCAAGATGTTCAGGTGGAGTGTTGAGGAAATATGTGGATGTCTGTTTACCTACAGCAATCTGTGTTCCCTTCGGTGCCGCTTTTGTGATAGAATCGGTGACAAGCGTATCTCCTGAGGTTATATAGATCTGTGCATTGATCATGGATCGTAGATTTTTTTCAATCGGTACATTTGTCCTTGTAAAGATGTCTGTATTCACATTGGTAAAAATCAATGTTTTTCCACTAAAAGTCTGGATTCCCTGTGTAAACAGAAGATTCGGATTTGTCAGATTACTAAAAATCGTTTCGCCTGCACGAGCCAAATAGGTACGACGGAGAACTTGAATCTGTTGGCTGACTGAACTCAAGAACTCTAAATACGCCGCAGGAGCAGCAACAGGGTCAGGAGTATTCTTGAAATCTAAGATTACGATTAATGGATCGTTTCCAGACGGAAGGCTTGTAGAAAATGCACTTTGATCTAGAACCTTCATCATCTCCGCAATAGATCCAGAGTTTTCTGAACGGATCACACCCATTTGATCACGGTACAATAAGCAAGGTTCTTTGGGAGCAGCAAACAGAGCTGAATCCTTCATGGATCCAGTATAGAAATCAATAGGGAACACAAAGCAACGGACACCAAGTTCAAGGGACATGCGGATCGCGTTAGGTGTAAACGTTCCATTTGGCACAGGTCCAACGAATCCTGCATTCATCACCGTAAGTGGTGCAAAGTTTAAGAGAACCCAGTTGTTTTGAGAAGCCTTTGTTGATTGTAAGGCCAATAGATCATTCATTCCTTTACGTGTTTGTCCTAAGCTTTTGTAGGCAGCATCAAATATCTGGAGCTGTGTTTTTTGCGTATCATCTGCTTTAGGACGGGTGCTAATCCACACAACGATTCCAACAAAGATCGCAAACACTAGAAGGGCAGTCAAAACATTACCCATCTCTTTTGGAAAATAGATCATATAGATATGGGCGAATGCAGTAAAAATATTTGTAAATACTACCTTTATGGATTCAAGTACTCCCGTCATCTATATCTAGTGGAGAATCTGATTCCTGACTTCAGACAACGGAAGAATCCGAATGGATCCGAGATCCTGTGCCTTCTTGACCTTCACGGTCGCGACGAGTGGGCCGTCAGGAACAACGAGGAGTGTCAATGACTTTGTAATGCTGTCAACAGACTTCCAACCGGCGGCTGTCAAGTCAGCCTCCAGAGCCTTATCACGTACACCGCTGAAACAGACAGTTCCCTTCTGCGTTTGCGGAGCCGTAACGGCCACCACTGAAGTTGACGGTGTAGCCAGAATAGGAAACGGCGGAAGTCCAGCAGGAGTCTGAGTCTCGCGCCACTTCAAGTAGGCAGGCATTGCCCCCAGAATCTCCTGAACAGTCTCTGCCGAAAGTCCAGCAGGAACGGCCGGAAGTTCTGACCACTTCCGAGGATCCGCCTCTACAGCAAAGAGTGCAGTCAATCTCGTTTCTCCGATTCCACGAGGCATACAGTTGCTGGCAACCATCCACTGGAGTTCTGTGGTTCCAGTGGCCAAGCCAGCAAACTGTGCGGCCAGCTTCGGGCCGAGTGCCTTTCCTACAGTCGCCACCAAGGTCGCAGTAGATGCACGGCAAATCTTTCCAGGAGTATCAAGTCCAGCATTCACCAACTTCTGGGCAACTCCAGGACCAAGACCAACCAACTCAAACTTTCCTGAGAAACGGACAAACTGGGCAACCAGAACCTCCTTAGACACTGTGTCTCCAGATAGTTCCAAGTGCACTCCATTCCACTTCCAAGAACCTTCAGGCATCTTAGGCTCTGCCGATGCCGTCACAATCCGCTCCACCGCAGGAATCACATCACCACTCCGCTTCACGATAATCACAGTGCCTGGTGCAATCTTATTGTCCACCACGAACTTCGCATTATGTGCAGTGACATACTCAATCCTCGCCGTTCCCACGACGACAGGTGTAATCTTAAGACGGGGAATGAGAAATCCGTGAGCACTGGCGTTCCACTCTACATCAACTACCATTGTCTTGGCACACTGATCATCAAGGAGCATCTTGAAGGCAACCTTGTGTATAGGATTCTTCACAACGGTTGTAGGCGGCTCCGCACGATTCTCGGCAATCACGATGCCATCCGTATCATAGGTACTGATCTCACGGCGAGTCTGCAGCATCTTACCCAGACTCTCATCGTTTACAAACTCCTGGTGAATAAGTTGGCTCCAGGGAACCTCAAATCCGGCCTTTCGGAGTTCAGAAAACTGTTCCTGAGAGGTTAATGTGACCGGAGCCACAATCTCATAGGCTACAAAGTGGATAAGGGAAAGTTCCTGTGGGATTGGAGTCTTCTGATGGAGCTGTCCGTTCACCCAACTCCGAGCCAGAGTTCCCGAAGGGAGAACCTTCCGTGGAACAATCAACTCTCCACGAACGGCATACTTCGTTGCAGCCAGACCCTTGAGATACATGGCCATCAGCGTAATATCTACACCTGTCTCTCCATCTCCCCGCAGATACAGACGACCCTTGAACCAGAGGGCAGAAATACCATCCAACTTCTCTGACACGAACCATGCCTTTACGGTTGCCTTCTGGACAAATGTACCCACACTTCCCGTATCAGGCTTGATCTTATTCAGAGAGGCCATGATATACGGAAGCTTACAGGCCTTACCATCAGGAACTGCACCCACATCATGAAGAAATGGATGATCGGGTTCAGCTCCCTCCAGTTGATCACGTAGAGAATCATATTCATTATCTGTCATGATCATAACACCAGTATTGTAATATGCATGACTTGCCTCCTTCAAGCGCTTCACAATATCTTGAATCGTTGCCATTTTTTATTCTTTGTGCCAGGGCTTTGAATCGCCCCAAATTTCAAATTTATTCAAGTCCGAGATACGAGTTCACGACGGAGTCATAGGCCGCAAGATGATCCTCAAGAGATTGTTGTTTCTTTGCACCGTCTGTAAGGATTGGTTTAGGTTTCCGAGGTTTTGTTCCAGCTTTGAGGGGTCCAGTACAGGGCGGATAGACTAGAACCTCATCAAAAAATCTGTAGCCTTGTCCGACAGCTCTAGACAACTGGACAGGATCCTTCACGAGGGCAGGGGCGGCTGGAACCTTCCAGCGTGGAACTTCTGCAACAATCAGAATCATGATTCCCAGAATCTCCCTCCGTTGTTTCTGTGTTAGACTAATCTCAGAACTTCTCCAAATATCAATGAGAGTCTGAAACTCTTCATGCATACGGATAAGTTGTTTGGCAGCGAGTTCCTTATAGACTTCTGCGAGAACTCCAAGTAAATAGTATCCAATGTCCGTTCGCTTCTTTCCAGATAAATGGGCAGGACCTCGTTCCATCGTCGTAAGTCCAACTCCTTGATTATTTTTCCTGACAAGACTATCCTCCTCAAGTAGCCATCGTACCCAAAAGAGGGCCTTTTCTGTTGCAAACTCTGCACAACATTTCACGATTTCATAAGCGGCAAAGCGCATTTCATCCATATCAACGCCCTGTTTCCAGATACGAGTAACGGCTGCAACTTCAGGAGCCGATTTTATTTTATAGAGCCATGCATCTGCATGTGTTGTAGTATCAACCGGTGGCCATTTGAGGCTTGAGCGACGAGGACATCCATTCAGAATCAAGATTGCTTCTGAAATCCGTGTTTGAAACTCCTCGTCTTTGTATAAGGTTTCGTGAGGAAGTCGTTTTACCAGAGCACCAAGTTCGGAGATCCTTTTTTTAAGATACACAAAGATACGAGGAGATGCAAGTCCGACGTGAAAGATCGCATGATCCCAGGATGCCTTGATCCAGAGATCTAATCCGCCACTACAGATTAACTCAGCGGCAAAGTGAAAGGCTCTTCCGATTGCAGTTGCACCTTGTTCAGACAAGGCTGTTTGATAGGCATGGAAGGCTTCACCGACTTCATATCCTGATCGTGTAAGAATGGGTGGCTTCTCAGGTGGTTTTTGTGCTTGGTTCAAAACAACATTTGTTGCGGAAGGTCTCCCTGACATTGTCTACCAAAGGATAAAAAAATCTTACTGACTAGATGGCGCAGCCAGGATTTTTGCCTGCTAAATACTTTAAGGGTTTATCTACACGAAAGAAGGCTGCACGGAAAAAGGAGATTGCTCATTTTGGCTCCTTCCATTGGAAGGATCCGAGAGCCTATAAGGGATTCAAAACGGATCGCGGAGTCACCCGTAAAACGTCTAGTTACACAGCCCGCTGGCGCAAACTCTTTCCTGAAGCAACATCCCTAAAGCAAAAGTCTGAGGCCACTGGAGTTCCACTGGGTCCTATCCAGGAATCCTACAATCGTGGAATGGCTGCCTGGCGCACAGGACACCGTCCAGGAGCCACAGAGCAGCAATGGGGATATGCTCGTGTCCATAGTTTCTTGTTGTGTGGTAAGACATATCACACAACAGATTCTGATTTGGTCACAAAAGCGAAGCGGACGGCCTCCGCTCGTGCCTGGTGGAATAAACAATGTTCTTGAACTCACTCGTGATCCTCATATGGATTACGATTTACTCGTCATCCTCACGAGACTGCCGTTCCTCCATCAAGCGCTTAACAAGCTGAGACACCGCCTTTTCCCAGGTAAATCCAAGAACCGTCTCACGAGCCGCCTTGCCGTGACGCTCTCGCTTGTCGGAATCAAACAGATAGTCCTCAATCGCGCAGCAAATATCATGAGGATCACAGGCCTCCGCCTCACCACCCACGGGTGAAAAGACCATAGGTAAATAATAACGGAACTTCGGTTTTACCATATTCGTATTCTCAGCTGTACAGAACTCTTTGAATCCACCGATGTCACCCACGACCTGTGGAATACCGCATCCCATCTGCTCAAAGTTACAGAGACCCCACCCCTCACCATCCGCCGTGGAAACACCTAGATCGGCCAAGTTGTAAAAGAGATTGATTTCCTCGTCACGGAATGTCATGTCCTGACTGGTGATCAATAGACGAGCCTCAAACTGCTTCGGATTGATACCACGCATCTCAAGTTCCCGCTTGAAGAGTTCATGCAGCCACCATCCACCCTTATCACCTTTATCACAGACACACATGAGTAAAATCAACTTCTGAGGATTTTTAACAAGAAGTTCCACAAACGCAATGACCAGTAAGTCAAGGCGCTTGCGCGGCTGATTCCGATTCAAGTTAAGTAGAATAAAGGCATTCGCAGGTAGACCCATCTGCTTCCGAACCACTTCCTTTGCCACAGGGAAATACAAGTTTGAATCAAATCCATGCGTAATGATGTCAATCGGACGATTGACACCCTGACCCTTCAGACATTTCTTCCAGAACTTCGTAAAGGCAAATACACGATCCGCATCGCGATTGATGATGTCAATATAGCCGGACATCTGGCACGTATAGACCTGATCAACATAGAGCCATATCTTGAACGTGCGAGGAATACCCGACTTACGAATCTCCTCAAGAAACTTCGCAACAATGGACATGTCGTTATAAATCAGAATCACGGCAGGCTTCTTTGCAGCGATGGCACCAGGCAACTGTTCAAATCCGAATCCCTGGAACTGCTGCGGATTTGCGCCCGCCGCCGTAGCAGCCCCCGCCTCTGCCGCCGCCGCATCAATCACATCAATACCTGACGGATACTCACGGAAATCAGACTTCGCCTGAGGATGCCTCTGAAATCCAAAATGGATCAATGAAATGTTCGTGTTCTTAGAGAGCTGTTGAATAATATTATGACTTACACGGCTATAGCCAGTGTACTGCTGCAGATGAGTGGATACTAACATAAAGCGGATCTTGTTTGGAACATCCGATACCTTTATCTGAGGCTGAATGCTCTTGATCACCTCGGGTACTGATTGCATCTTCTAAACAATACCACATTCACTTTAGATAGGTTGCGATAAGTAGGGAATGCGCAGCAGGATAAAGAACCTGCAACTAATAAGAAGTATGCAGACTCGGTTCGTAATGAACACGATCTTGGAAGTCCCTGAAAAAGGTCAAAGAAAACAGAAAATCTCCGCTGCACTCCGCGAACAGGTATGGATTCAACGGCACGGAAAGTTATTTGAGACAAAGTGCATGACTACATGGTGTCATAATACTATTTCAGTGTTTAACTTTCAATGTGGTCATGATATTCCAGAATCAAAAGGAGGTCCCACAAATCTGGGAAACCTATACCCGATTTGTGTGAAATGTAATCTATCCATGTCAAATAAACATACCTTCAAGGAATGGTGTAAACTCTATGAAACTAGGAAGCCCTATACAGAAACTCTACCGACAGCGCCTGAACCAACCCCATTCTGGCGCAAATGTCTAACATGTTTTATATCCAAGTAAAATAGATGGAACGGCTCTCAATCCGAATTCCAAAGAAGAATGAACCAACTGAGTGTAGTCATACAGAACCCGTAAGAAAATCATCACATTCAAGAAAGGTGACGTTTGGCACAAATATCTTTATTACAAGTCCCCGCAAGAAATACTGCGAGCACTGTTTTTATACACCTCAAGTTTGCAAAAAGTTTCTGCAGGATAGAGGAGCAACAAGTGTCTAGATTAACTTAAAAATCAAATAGATAACATCAAGAGACCTATATGTATCTAAAAATACATCTATCCAGTCGGCTGGCAACTCATCGTAGGTCAATCCCTTCTGTAAATACTCTTTCATATCTCCTCTACAAAGTTCCGCAGCAGACCGTAAGAAGCCGTCCCGCTTCGCCTTAGAAACAGTCCTCATCTTTTCTCTAAACTGCATGACTGCAAGAACAGAAGGCATTGTCTATCTAAGCAGATTATTTTTTAAATAACCATCCCATAAAATCAGAAAAAAAAGACACTGGTTTTTTCATAACCGGTACTTCTTTTATGACAGGAAGGAGTGGCACCTCGTCACCCAAGAAGTACTTTGAGCACGGACCCTTTCCCTTCCATTTCTTAGCAAGTGTACAATAAAAATCAGCAAAAAACACATTCAGGTTTTTTTCAGGTTTGCACTCAACAGAAAAGACTTTTGTCATGAGCGCAGCCTCCTCCTTTGAACACCCCGCCTCTGCACCACGCTGCATGGTACGTGTCATCCATGCATTCCAGACTTTATTTTCCAACGGATCCAGAATATCACCCTCATCTACAGCAATATCCGAGACATATGAAAGAAATCGCAAAAGACCTGGTAGACGACCCTCAGGAAACCAATCAAAAAATCGGATCTCAACTCCGTGATTCCAGTGCTTATTATAGTTAATATCAAGACCGATTGTGTTCAGTGACTTATATCCTGATTCCTCATGATACTGGGTGTACCAGGTGGACCGAACAGATTTTGTATCCGTTGAAAGGATTTTTCCTCGCACCATCTTATTCGTATCATAAGAACCGAGTCCAATATAGCGAGACATTGCTCCTCGTTGAGATCCAGCAGAATACATAGAACTCATCTTATGTAATACATCTGGAGACCCAAAAGTTCCAATAAGAACCGGTTCAATCCATTGTATCAGGCGGATGAGTGCACGATGCTCTCGTTCAAAGAGTAGATAGTCTTTTATTTTTCCTTCCTCATTTAACTGAGTCGGTAATGTGAGATTAATGTGATAGGTTCCATTATTAAAGATTGCAAGATTCTCACGATTTGTTGCCATAATCGCAAGCCCATAGTTCTCCTTTGCCCATTGCACTGTTCCGTAATCAGTAAGAAGTTGATTCTCTCTAAATATAGATTGCATCGCATCAATAAATGATTTACGTGATTCCGTAAACTCGCGAACAACTGATGAAACTGTCGCTTTATAAAAGTCCTGAGTCATGATCTCAATACTGTCGCCATCAAATGTAAACTTTATTTCATGAGTATCTAGAAAAAAAGAAGGATTTTTTTTCTGTAGACGTTCAAATAAAGTATACCCAACAAAATTCGGATTAGGAGGAGTATTTTTCTTATAAAGAGTCTTATGTTCTAGAAACTTATCTGTTTTTGTCAATACATGCGCATTCAGTAAAAGAGGAAGAGAGTGATTAGTTGCCTTAGACGTTAATGTTTTCATGGCAGCGTCAAACAATGCAGGTTCATAACTTGTATAGTAATCAACACTATATCTCTCAGATTTATGTTTATTTAAGATGAACTCTTTTGTAACTGTAATACGTTTTGACATCTCAAAATAACTTTCACATTCAATACCGAGTCCCCAAAATAAATCATTTTTTTTATAAAGAGTACCATATCGTTTATGTTTTTCTAAAATAGGATCGGAATCCCCATGCATTCTCTCTACTCAAGTGCTAATATTTTCCTTACACTTCCGCATAGATCTTTCTTCCAACGGACGTATCCCTGTAGAAGAGATGATCTATATCTTTCCATAAGTGGAGGATCTTGAATAAGTTGATACATAAGTGCAGTCCCATGATCCCATGTGGCCAGATTTGCAATCGGAAACCATTTTGTATAGACTGATGTAAAAAGCAACTCATCGCCAGGCTGCCGAACATACACAGGAATACATCCACATTCAAGCGCCTCATAGAACCGATAGGTCTCAGGATTTACACCTCCAGGAGTAGGAACAAAACGACTATTCATGAGCTGTGAGAGATACTCATCCTTTCCAAGATTGGAAGGATCATTCCATTCCTTGTACCAGCGAAGACTATGATTACTAATGAGCGAGAGATTCTTCATAGACTCCTCACGACCATTCCAGTTTGTTCCATAGAATGACCAGTTCAGTTCACGGAACGGAAGGCGGGGTGTACGCAGTTCAGGATCATCAATTCCATTTCCCTTTGTCCAGTGATATCCGAGAGGAATAATAACAACCTTTGACATAAATGGCTCAAGATCAGAACGACAATACGTCCTAACTATACCTATACAGCCAGAAAGTCTATAGATTTCTAATGAATCCTTTGCGAGCTCGTCAGATAAGTGAATCACATAGAACTTGGATCCAGCCTCGCTCCATCGTTGCAACATTCCGTGCCATTGTTCCATGTGAGGCCTGGCTATAAGTACAATCGGTTGATCTAGAGGCGCTGCCGATGAAAACTCTACACCCTCCAGACTCAATGCTTGATTTGGACCAACTAGTTCTTGGAGCCAGGTTGCCTCGTATAAGTGTTTCAGATTCGTTCCTGGAACTGCCAAGACTCTACGTCCCTTTTTTGGATACACTTGCGGCAAGGATGGAGTATAGTCTAGAAAGGCGCGAAGAGCTCCGCTTATATCAGGTGTTCCAGTGGGTGCAGTAGGATACATCATTTGCCATTTGTCTAGGAGAACGTTGAGTTTCGCCTTTGATGGAAGTCCAGCAAATGTCTTGCAGTTGAAGGCTCCTAGAAATACAGAAAGATCGGAACGGGTCCACCAGGTCTCATTCCATACTTCAAGAATTTCAAAGGCAACGTCGCGCGCCGCCTCTGGACTTATGGATGCCGCCAAACGCTTCCACATAGGATTAATCTCAGTGATAAGTTCTTTCTTAGACATTTCAAGTGTTTCAAGCCCAATACGATGTTCCCGTGCATCTATGAGTGCCTGTTCAATGGATAGAGGGGCTATAACCGCTGCAGCCGCCGCCGCCTCCGCTTCAGGGAAACAGTCCTTATTATTCCAGAGATCACTGTCAAATCCATCTACGCGACTAAAATCATTGAATTCGGAATTCTGATATCTCGGATCATCATCCTGATAGCATCCCGCGACCAGTGGATCCAGAAAATACAGACTCATTAGATCAATAGGATTGCAGAGCATATGATCCGCACTCGTCCAGTAGCCATCTCTTGCTTTTAGAATTTCTAAAACTTTCTTTGCACCCTTCTTGCTCAGAACATAGGCGTAGGCACACCAATGAAAATACCGATTTGGTGGATTCTGTCCGAAACAGGAGTTTTCCGCAAGGCGTGAAAAATGTTCATTTACACGCTGTTTTACCTGCTCAAATCCCGCGCGATTCGGAGGTAGAATACCTCCCAAATAGATAATATCAAAATCAGCGGGCAATGACGGAAGCGCCGCATTCCAGCGAGCCTCCCATTCGGGACTCAACTTCACGTCATCCTCCAGAATCAAATACCGATCAATCTCATTACGCTCATTTGCCAGTTGATTCCAGAGTCCAAGATGACTGAGTGCGCACCCCATCACAGCCTTCTTCCATTTGAAGTCGTGAGGGCGGAATAAACGAGCGATCGCCGGTGTAAGTGTCAAGTTGCGACCTTCCACGGCCGAGAATCGTTCAATACGCCCAGCCAAGTTTGGTGAGTTCTTATATAAGGTCTCCATACGATCGCCACGACGATCAAGATTTATCACATAACAATCATCAATCCCTTCGGTGAACTGATTGTGAATACAGAACTCTCCACGATGGACATACAATGATTTCTTAGACATGAAGGTGCGACGGAGCGAATCAGAACAATAGAGGAGATCCAGTGGAAAGCGTGTGAAGTTGGCACGTTGAGAAAGAATACTTAGTAAACTCTGGTCATGACGGTGACCAAATGGCTTACCGTCTTCACCAATACCAGACCACTTAGGTCCTACAATGACAGCACGAGTCTTTGCATGAATGAGAGCCTCTGTAAACATGTTAATAACCTCAGGGTTTCCCGTCATAAAAGCAATGGCGCCGGCCCAGATCTGGTTGCCATGCTTTTCCTTTTCAGTGACTTTCATATGCTTACAAAAGAACTCGTGACACCAACGACCATTTGTTTCCCGTTCATCATTTAATAAACAGATCCCATTCTCCTTTGCAACCATCAGATAATCGGTCGGCCAACGGCACATGAAAACTCCAGAGTCCATGTAAAACACAAGTTCATCCTTTGAGCTGATTGCAAGTTCACGGAGCATGAAAAGTTTCCAGGCAAAATGTTGTGGTTCCCAGAAGTCTGGGAATCCGTCCACGGCAATCGCAGGAAAGCGGTGGAGCTGGATCCATCCATAGGTTTTCTTGATTTCCTGTTCCACTGATACATCTACATCGCCACCTAACCAGACATGTGCATTCAGACTAATATGCGTATTCTGTTTCTGTACATTCATACTGGCCATCCATTGACTTAGAGAAGGAAGAAAACGCTTCGTTGCACAGGTTGCAACTGTGATAGATGAGATAGTTGATTTTGATTTTGATTTTGGCATCGTTACAACAGATGCATGCGCAGATGTAGGTACAGATACAGATGCATGCGCAGATGTAGGTACAGATACAGGTACAGATGCCTTCTTAGGAGAATCTGCGCGTGCCATGGCCAAGGTCGCAGCCTCTTCATCCGTTGCACCTCCCAAGAATCTAGGAATCTCATTCAGCCCATCGTCTGATTTAAGTACAATCTTCAAGAGGCGCCGAGCACATTCAGATAATGTACGACGAACTACATCACGGCGAGTTTCATCAAGAGCAGGAACTGAATACATTTTCAACCATTCACTTGTAGACGTGTCAACTGCCTTCACAGCCTCAATCAACTGCTCAGGACGAGTGAAGGTACGTGCATCAATAAAACCAGCCGAGTCAAAATCACGTTCAATCTTAGGATCTCCCCAATAAATCGGAATACATCCTGCCGCCTTGGCGTGTAGATACTTCTCTGTCGTATATCCCTGGCTGCTGCTATTCTCATAGGCAATGCAGAACTTGTAATCACGTAGAAATTCAAACTTCTTGACCTCACCACCTCCACCTCCTAGACCTGCAAAAATCACATCACCCACATTATTAAAGAGGCGACCTGCAGAATCAACCTTCTTGTACTGTGTAAGTATATTGAATGCATCATTACGAACAGGATTGCAGGGATTCGTGACAACAAATGCACAGAACTTCTTCTTTCGTGAAAGATCATCCATTGACACGGTCGTACAGCGATCAACCGAAATCGGCTTCGGATTTACAATCCGTTCCTTATCCACGCCAAACCAGTCAATCTCTAACATCCACAGAGGCAATCGCAAATAATCTTGATCTACAAAATCAGCGTGTTGATATCCCATATTCATAACAATATCAGGACTCTTAAACATCTGAGAGTTTTCACCAGTATAATGAACTTTGGGTACTGAGGCCGAGAGTGTCCTCCAGTTCTGTCCAAATGGTCCAAAGATACAGAGATCAACGTCCATACCTGCCTTATAGTCTGCGAAGCCTATACCTTCAACACGTACAGATTTCTTCATATGACGCCCTGCCTCATTCATCATTATGATAAAGACGTTATAATCTGGTTGAAAGTCATCCCACATATCAGAGAAAACGATACGATACACCTTAACGACAGGTGAAGCGGTTAATGCCTTTTTTACTTCAGTGCCATCAATAAGTGTCGCAGGACTAAATACGGTGACTTTCTTTGAACTCAGTTCAGGGACTCGTATCAAGGCAGCTGCATAGCCCTGACAGATTTGTTGATTAAACGGAGTGATCGTAGCAATGAGTGCCTGGCGAATTTTATTCCGTACACCCAAATCAAAGATTCCTTTCTTTGTCTTATAATCTGAATCAACCCGTGCGAGACATGCACTTGCAAGAATGACATCATTGTCAGGGTAATAATATTGACTATACTCGTCACCAATGATGTCGCGTAAGAACAAAGAGTTGTGGACCATAGGAATACCGGTCCATGCGGCCTCCAGTTGAAACGGACGAATCGGCGTAAACCGCACATGGCTCAAGAGGCAACTCTTAGGATCATAGACCCAATCAATAACACGCTGGCGTCCAAGAAAGACTCCGCTCAAATCAGTGGCCTTACAATGGTTAAGGATATTATTTTTAAAGAAATCATTCTTATTGATATGTTCAGCATTGTGACATGTCCATTTATTCATATTAAATCCACACCGTTCCTTCGCATCTTTCAGAATCACGAGAGGCAATGTCGCACTACTCGCAGCCGTATTGTTCGTTTCACAGATATGCACATGCCATGGCTTATCTGCTCCATGCTGATCGGTGATCTGAATCCACTCAGGTGCCTTCGTCTCTCCGCGATACACTTCAATAGGCGTGGGTGACCAGACAAATGGTACATGGTAGACTGGACAACGAGCCATCAGTTCCAAATATTGAAGATCATCAAGTGAACAGACCTTATCAAACGCCCAGACCGCATTCAGTCCATCTACACAACGTGTTTGACCGTGAATCGGATAGAGACTGAGTTCAATATCCTTTAGAACTGCAGATTTCCGAACGAGCCAGACACACTTCTTGGCAACGGCTGTGCGTGCCGTCGCTGAAGGAAACTGAGTGGATCCTACCTCAATCACTAGATCAAATCCGGATGCTCCGATCATAGGACAGATTGACTTTTCCCAGGTAGGGAGTAATGTCTTACAATCTTCCCACCAAGAGACTTCAGGATTTGTATTCAGAAGCCACACTTCATGACCCAGGTTTTTAAAGACTTCTGCAATGGCTAGACTTGTTCCTCCAGTCCCGCCACTGAAAAGAGAAAACTGAATCTGGGTCGTAACACCGATCTTCATTCTGTACTCTTCAAAGGACATGTATGAAGACTTTAGACGCGCAACACTTCCTTCCAGGCACGATGAATATCCGGATTATAGGGAGAATGCCTCCAGGCCAGCGCTCGCGCATGACCCTTATAGGCTTCTAATCTTTCTTTATGATGAGCACGAATCTGATCAATCAGTGCTGTAGCCTCGCTGAGATCTGATCCTGTATAGGAATATCCAAAGTCTCGCCAGACCTGTGCATTATGAAGTACTGGAAAACCAGACCATAATAGTTCAAGTGTCATATAGTTATATTCATTATTGATTTGATGACAGACAAATGTAGCATTCGGAAACGATTTCAGAGTTGTTAGAATATCTAAACGGCCGAGCATATTGATACGACCTTGTTTGAAAAGATCCATATTCGCCAGGATGCTTTCCTTAAAAAAGGGGACCTGGAGAAGTCGTTCGCCATTCACGACGACAACCTGTCCATCCCACGTAGGATTTGCCCTAAACCATTTTTCAATAATCATTAAAGGAATCAGGGCATTCTTTTGAAAACTAATATTGGGTTCCATGATAACAAATGTCTCAGTTTCACCAGGCTGTGTTGGATGCCACTGGAGACTACGACGACCATCATCTGTGAGTACGGCGGGATCCCAGACATAGGGTGCAGTACGACTAGTGGATAATCTAGGATCAAGTTGATTCAGTGCAATGGCATATTGAGAATGCTGTCCGTAATGGGGAGAGACCCAGACACCATCAATCTCACCGACGACGTGATGAGCAAAGTTCATTCCAGGATAGAAGACAGGAGTTTCCATGTCAATATTAATGATGTTTCCGAGATACAACTTGTAGATTTTGGCACCGACCATTTTCAAGAACTTGCGAACCATGATGTCAATGCTCATACCGATCTCAATATATGCAAAGACGGGAATAGGTTGCTTGATGAGATCTTCAACACTGAGGATGCGGCAATTCCGAATGATCTCAGGAATCTTTTCAAGTGATTTAGGTTTCTCATTTACGATGAAAATAGGCAGGAATCCCATGGCGTCAAACATACGGAGGAGAAAAAATACATTCTGAAAGAGTCCATTCAAGAAAAGATTATCCTCTGTGATTGCTGCCGTAGCTAAAAGGATTATTTTCCGTTCAACTAGTTTTGGGATCTTGACCATGGACTGAAAAGTTTGAATAGAATCGGATGCACTTTTCGTATCAAGCCGAGTCATACCCGGCCACTCAAATCCGTGAGCACTAGTCTCCAGAACCATTCTTATCGTAGTGAATGGAATCTACTGTCCATCTATACGCGGAGATGTCCGGAGGAAGAAGAACATTCGTAAATAATAGAATGTCGCAAGTATCCATTGCACCCATTGAAGATCAGGCCAATATTCCCGAGGTTCATTCATCGGTTCGGAACTCAGATGAATTCCAGCCTACACGTTTGACTGGGTGCAGTCTGTGGTTGGATGGGCGGGATCCGTTGGCGACTGGCCTTCCTAGTAATCTGGCCATGGGAACGGAAGTACCTGTCTGGTATGATAAGTCATCAGCTCAGAATCATTTTACGACAACACAAGGGAGTCCCAATGTATTTACGAAACTGATTACTGTAAAAAATAGAACTGTGATGACATCTACTGTACCCATAGTCCTTAGTGAAAATGCGAGCATCTTTATTGTATATAAGTGTACATTGCCATCTATTATAAATATGTTTGGATTTGCGAACACATTTGATTTTAATATTCGCGTGAACTATTTGAAGAATACTCTAACGTGTGCAAATCAGAATGATTTTTTCTTCCAAAATAAGGGTTCTAGCACATTATTTTATGTAAATGGTGTGGCTGCATCTGGTACAACTCCTACAGTTTCCAGTTTAGGTGTGAATAATTATCTTAGTGGCCTCAATCTAGTGAACGGGCAAATAAATATGTCACAATCGGGCGGTGGTCCTTTTTCTCCTACACTCTTTTCTATCTCAAATAAAACAGAGTGGACCCCTTCTCGTTTCTTTGAGGGTCGTATTGCAGAGATTATTATGTTTAATGATCCAATCAGTGACAATGAACGCCAGCAACTTGAGGGCTACTTAGCCAAGAAGTGGAATATTGCTTTAGCTGCTTCTCACGAGTATTACGGTGAAACAAGTCACACACTGGGCTTGTTTGGCCTGAGTGGTGTAGCCCCGCTTGTAAAGAACTTTGCAAGTTCGGCCAAGTTCACACCTGATTCTCTTGCCGACTGCTGCCTCTGGTTAGACGCTGCGGATCCGAATGGAGATGCTCAGCCCTTCACTGGATCAACTGTTTCAGTCTGGTGTGACA